CAGCACCATCAGGTAGCTTGCGTTCAGCAATCTTGGGAGCAAGTCCGCCGAATTGTTGAAGATCAATAGACGGCATTTTGACTCCTAGATAAATCTATTTTGAAGAACTCGCTTGGGTGTGGTTCCCATGCCCTTATGGATGTGCTGTTTAGCGTGCATCATGCCTTCGCGGTACTCCATGAGCTCAATCTGAGCGCCATTAGCATCAGCCCAAAATCGATCTGGCTGAGTCATGAGCCGGTAGCGTGCGCCAGCTGAAATAAAGTCTCCCCATGTATTGACGATTTGGTCATCGACAATATCGGTGGAGTTTTCTGGCATGACCGCTATCTCGTAGCGAATCGCCAGATTTTCCTCGGGTGACGCATCAAACGTCGGCCTAAGTATGTTTTCGAAATAGACGCAGCGGGGTAAAGAATCTGACCTCACCTCGCGCCATTCTGGGCGGTCCAGTACCATTAACTGCTTGCCATCTTCGTTGATAGCGAGGTATCGCCATGCGACCACATTGGTTCCAGAGGGTGGAATAAACGTGAACGCACTTTGACCTCCAACGAGGTTGACTGTGCCGTTGTAAGTCCATACGTGTGTCTTCGTGCAGAAGTCACGAGTAGCCCATCGAAGGGCATCCAGAATGACTGGATCAGGACAGTTATGAACACGCTCTCGAACGAGCGGGGTGAGATCAGAGAGGTTTGCCATTATCTACGCTCAGGTGATTGACCCATGCCTTGACCGTTAGCGCTTGCAGCCATGTCTGCTTGCGTAATCATGCCAAGTGCGGACTCAAATATTTGCAAATGGTTCTGTGCTCGCTGTGCGTTCTCGGCATACTCAGCGTCCTTGGAATAGGCACGGTAGAGCATGTAGTCAAGAAGAGCGTTTGCGAACGTATCGTCTAACGCGATGGTCTGCACGTCTGTATCGAAGTCCGATACACTGATATCTGCTGGCGCGACTGAGTAAACGATCTCTACCGAATGCGTCGTTGCTGGCGCAGGGTAAAGATAGAATGACTTAGGATCACGGTCATCAAATATAAAGTGTCGGACATCGGTGACAGGCACTGATGTGTCATGCCAGTTACGCACTTGCTCGTCCAAGATGTCTTGGCGAATGTGTGTAACAGCAGCTCCATCAGTGTTGCGGACAACCTTCAACAAACGAAGGCCAGTGGATGGCAGTGTTTGCTTGGTGTTGGCAGCAGCAGCTTGACCGGCAGTAACGTAATCCTCGTTGACTGAATTAGAGTCAGGGCGACGATTGACGACTGCACGTTGAGCGTCATTGAACCATAAGAGCAATTCGGACTTGGTCCACCGTACATTCGTTGTATCGTTTAATACGACGACTGCGCGATCGATGATATCTACGACTTTAACTGTCGACATCGTTTACTCCTTTAGTGGCTTTGCGAATCACTGGCTTTCGCTTAGCAACTACCTTCTTCTCAGGGGCAGGTGCAGGCTCTGGCTCAGCAAAAATTGGTTCTAGGTGACCGCAGTTGCGTTCGATGAGGGGCGTCCAGTTAAAGACCCGCCCCGTCAAAGGATTGCGGTATGCAATCGGCTTACTCATTAAGAAGCGAGGCTAACGACTGCGTGACCCATTGCGGTAGGCTTGATCACTGAGTAGCCGTAGACGAACAGAGACCGAACCAACTGACCGAAGTCATCAGGGTTTGGCATGTCTTCCATGGCTGTGATCTGACCAGCAAACGTCAATGCAGATGGGTGACCGAAGATCACGTCGTACTCAAGAGCTTCTGTCTGAGAGACAGAGTTAGAAGAGTAGATAGTGAAACGATCAACCATGCCCAAGCGGCCATTGCGAAGCATTGAAGTGCCGTCACCAGCGAGTGATGCGTCCTTCAACTCAGACTTCTTGATACGTGAAGCCATTCCGGGTGGAATAACGATGTATCGGCCTGACTCGGGGATGTTCTGCTCGTCAAGGATCTGACCAGCGTCAACGATGAAGTCGATAACATCAGTCTTTGTAACCGCACGAGGAGTCAAGTTTGTTCCCAAGTCGATGTTGGCACCAGCACCTGCAGTGCTACCTGCGTTCTGAGCTGCTACTGAAGTGAACACGTTGCCGAGGATGTCAGAGTCAACAGCGATCTTGATCTGCTCTCCACCATCATCTGCGAAAGTGTTCATGAGGTTGAGATCAGACTGCATCTTATCAACGTCAAAAAGGTTGAATGCAAAGTACTTACCTTTGTCGATAAGCAGCTCTACGTTCGCGCTTTCTGGGTTCTGATAAGTCAGACCGCCACCCTTGGTGTAGTCCGATACTGTCAGATCAGGAACGGTACGGATGTACACCTTGTCACCGTATGAAGAGATCTCTCCCTCATAATCAGTGTTCGCGATGTCTCCGAATACAGTTGCCTTGTAGAACTTCTCTACAAGCTTGCCTGACCAGATCTCTGGAATGAATTTGCTAGTGTTACCTGTGCCAGAGGCCGAATAGTTTGCGGCGCTGGCATGAACTGGAAATCCCATGATATTAATCCTTAAAGAAAATTATGCCCTTAGGGCAGTGAATAATTGATTCTCTAAGCGTTCGGCTTCCTCTGCGGAATACATACCAGCTTGCTTGTTCCGGTAGAACTCTTGGATTTGTCCTTGAGTCCACTGAACAGGTTGTACTGGCACGGTCTGCGTTGGTGCAGCTTGGGATTGCACTTTTACGTGCTCCTCCATGCTGGCCTTCGGCTTAGGCTCGTTCCTTGGTGATGCTTGGTTACCTACATAGGCAACAAAGAACTGAGCGGCGCGGGGTAGATCTCCAGATTCGTATGCCTGACTTAGCAGTTGCTGTCTTGGCACACCGGCAAACGTGTCGACTTGACTCAGCCAATCGATGAACAACGGATCGTTATTCGCTTGGTCGAAATCAATGCCTTGGTCTGCAAGCATGCTAGATAGCGTACCCAGCGTACTCGTGGTCTGAATTTGAGTAGTCAGATTCATCAGGTCTTGGACCTGTGCTCTTAACTGATCATTCTCAGATCTTGAGGCCGCGAAGGCGTTTGCTAACTCATCACCATAGTCCTCACGTATCTTGTCGATATGCGCTGACTGTGGCGGTGCTACTGGTTGATTCAGCTGGGTCTTGAGTCCTTCAATTTCTCTTCGAAGCGATTCACTCTCTCCTGAGTCGCGAACCGATTCCTTGAGATCTTTGACCTCTTGGTGTAAACGCGGAACCTCTGCGTTGTACTTACCTTGGAGTGCCTTGTAGCGCTCTTCCCATTTTGCTTCATCTAGATCTACCTCTTCAGAAGCAGCCTCTTCAGGCTGTGTTTCTGTCACTACTTCTGCGACCTCTTCAGGGGCTGGTGACTCGGCTACGACCTCCTCAACGGGTGGTGCATCCTTTTGCTCAGTTATCCCTTGTAAGGCTGCGTCTGCAGCGGCTACTTGTTCTCGTACTTTGCGTGGTAAACGTGACATCTGTTACTCCAGAGCGAGCCTACTCCAAGGTAGGTGTTCGCGGGTTTAAGCTCAGGAAGCCTATTGGTTTTTCCTGAGACGGCCTTCTATGGTTCTAGAGGTAGCATCTGCTGTTTCGATGGTCTCTAGAAGCCCACTTACATACTGCGCCGCCCCTTGCCCCCAGTTGAGGGTAGGCTCGGTCGCTGTACGATTCTTTGCGTCGATTAATTGAAGCGATTGCCGTAGTGCTTCAACGAGATCCTGAAACTCGGAGTGTTGCTTCAGTCTCGAAATCGAACGTAGTAATTGAACTTTTTCGCGGTCATTAGCCGCTACGTGCTCTAACTTCATTGAGCGGGGCCGGGAGCCATTTGTTGCTCTTGCTGGGCTCTGGCCATCTCTTCAACACGCTGTTGCATCTCTTCCTTTGTCGGAATGATGCGATCAACTGGAATGTCTCCACTCTTGAATACTTCTCGTAACTGCTCACGCCGTCCATCCAGACCAATGATCTGCATGTCGATCGGGTTGGCTGTCATGGCTAAGAGCTCCTGCTGGCGCATGGTCGCAGACTCTTTGTGAATCAACGCCTCACTACCCCGTGCATGTGCTACCGCGTCACCCTTGATCGACTCATCCTCACCAGTGAGCATCACGAAGTTGTAGAACTTCTCAACGATCGGCTCAATCACGAAAATGTCGACGTTTCGGACGACGTGCTTAATGGTCTTGGATGCCGCATTCATGAGCATCGACAGTCCGCTTGCAGTCTTACCCGCACCTGCCGCGGTATCTGAGCCATAGGCGTATGCCGGTAGGCCTGAGATGTCATCGGCATAGCGCGAGAATCGCTCATAAATCTGTATGAGCTCGTTTGCATTACTCGCAGGCTGGAAGAAGCCAATTCCGTTCCCTGACCCAGCGCCTGCCCCTGTTGTGGTTTGCCAGATCTTCCACGGGTGCATGACAGAGATATCTTCCCCTGCCGCAAGACGATCAGTCTCCACCCATACCTGTGGTCCTGATGACATCCCCATGTTGTTGATCAGCGCACGCGCCGCCGCATTGCAAGTGTCCTGACAGTCAGCCAGCGACTCAGGCAGTGCGATACCGGCAAAATTGCCCGGTACGTTCGACCAGCAAGCCTTGTGATAATCAGGCTTACCAGCGGGATCGGGGTTCAGTAACGCCCTGATCACATAATCGTGTACCACCATGACTGACACGGGGTACTCCTCAAGAGGATCAATCTCCCCAGTCATGCCCCAATCGATGAGCTGTTGCCCCGATAGTCGACCAGAAAACTCTAGGGAATCGATCAGCTCATTATCAGCCGCACTCGAGAATCGACCCGCAAGGTTGTCTCTCTCTTCATCGTTCCAGATCCACTCTCTGAGACCACCAAGGCCGTAATGATTAAGTACGTGAGCAATGGCTTCACTGTTATACCCGGGGGCTCCTCTCATGTTGACCAGATCCTGCCGCGTAAAGCTGTGATGCTCTATCACCCAGTGATCATCAATTCTTGCGCCGGTAGCTGGCGATGGGTACATCCGGTGGGGGCTAACCCTGCGAATCATCGGGATGATCTCTTCACCCATGATTGGCTGGAATGCACCATCCTGATCGGCCCACTGAAGCTTCTTGCAACGCCTAAACTCGATACCCTTCATGACTGCGAACGGATACGTCACTAGGTCATCAAGGAACTCATCAAAAGCCTCACGCCATCCCGACTCGATCATCAGATCTTCAATCTTCTCTGACATCTTTTCGGAACGCTCTTCGGCTTCTTCCTTGAGCTCATCCATCAGACGATCTTTATGCTTCATGATCATCTGATCCACCATCTCAGGTGGGACGCCCAACTCCATTGCACCCTGAACCGCCTCAGCCACTAGGTTTTGCATCAGCTGTGGTGGTAGATCGGGTAACGGTGTTGGCTCTATCCGCCACGGCCTATCGCCAGAGGGCTGAAATAGGTCCGACAGCCACGCCTTAGCGGCACGACATTTAGCACTGGTGATCTGCATGTAGATCTCAGATCCACCCTGCGTCTTGATCGCCTGTAATTTACCCTCGTCATACTCCCCAGCACGCCGTCTCTGGCAGTCCTGAAGTCGATTGTTTAGGTCCATCCGATTGAACTTGGAGACCTCCCACATCGATCTGACATGCGCCGCAAGCGAATCCGTGACTGGGTTGCCCTGATATGACGCCTTCATTGATTCGACGCGCATCTCTTCTTCAGCGTTTCTCTGCTCAGTAACCTGATCTGGTGTGCTTACCTGTAAAACCATACGTTATGTCCACCCTGCTGAAGACGCGACCTTCGTTGGTCTTGCCGCTACCTTTTGCCGTCTTGGCGTGAATGCGAGTAGCAGAGCCTCAGCCTCGTTCGGCGAAGGTATCCCACGACGTTTCATTGCCTTCTTAGATTCGATCTTGATCTTTCCGCTGTCCGTGTACTCGACTAGCGGCTGTGATAATTCTGAGATCAACTCCGCCCGATTGGGGATACTGATCATGTCGTCTAGGGACCACTTCTTGATCCCGTTGACGTGCTGGTAGGCACGCTCAAAACGTATGCGCATCTCCCACCACAACTGAGCCCGAAGGTTCAGATAAAAGTCTTTGTTGAGCCTCTCAGGCATCCCTACAACCGATCCCGGGGTGGGACTCTCTGACACTGCAACTGGGATGAATGAAACACCCGATAGCTTGCCCGATGCCCTCACGCCTGCACCGACCCCGATCGAGTCGAAATTGACGTACATTGCCCGATGATCTCGAGCAAACTGCGTGGCTATCCCCGTGGACTGATGCGTGTCCTTGCCGTTCCATGATTCGATGGCCTCGACCACCGTGCCAGTCACAACACAGACCGCGTTGTCATCCTTGCCTTCCTCATCCGCTACGTCGAAACCGATACGGGTCTCACCGCTTGGCATGGTCTCCAGCTTGTCGACGAGATTGACTGCCGCCCTGATCCATCTGGCTGGGATGCAGACACCCTCAATCGAGGCCGTGTAATCGATGTCGATCTCTTGCGCTACCGTCACTGCGTCAAGCTCATCACACTGCTTTGCGTACCACGCATCATCCTTCCGTGGATCGTCTTGCCAATGAAAAGTAAACACTGGGATCTTGCCCCCATGCCGCTTCTTGTAAAACGGGTTGCCAGCACCGTTTGGTGTGCTGATGTCGATCTTGCAATTCGAGGTCTGAGACAGTGCCGCATCGATAAGCTCTGGTTGCTCGTAGAACGCGCTCTCGTCCTTGAAATAGATCGCTGTCCTGTTACCCCTTCCGATGTTCGTTCCTGCCTCACCGGTCAATGTGGAGCCGTTACCGAAGCGTATGACCATGTGGCTCGAGTGACTGCGTTGTGTCCAGTCCCCCTTGAACTCAGGCGGTAGCAATTCCATGAACTGCCGTGCCTTGAAAAACAGTGATTTGGGGTCGCCGATCTTGTCGACGTATTCCTCTTTGCGTGACCCGAATCCGATGTTGATATCCCTGTGAAAAAGGCATACCGAACAGGCCGCCGCAATACTCAGCCAAGACACACCCATGTCCCTCGACTTCTCAGTCAATCCCGACTCTTGTGAGTGCCAGCGATCGATGAGCCAGTCCACCCACTCCAGCTGTCGATCGAACAGCACGAAGGGCACCACGACAGGGAGGCCGCGCTCCGCATTACGCGGGTCAGCAGTCATGCCCCAGTCGCTGATGAATTGACCGATGTTCTGCCGGTAATGGGCTCGTATCTGCGGGAGTAGCTCAGGCTTGTCTCTGAGGCCTTGTAGCCTGTGAGCTCGCTGGGTCAACTCCGCCTTATAGTCCGGCGCTTTGAAGTCCATCAAGCGTTCTAGGAAACCATCTCTTGTAACGCCCAGAGGCAGAGGACCAGCCCCATGCCATATGTGGCGAATCTAACGCCCTTGTCTTCCCACGCTTCCTTGAGGAGCATCTTGAGTTCGGTCAGTACCATTTTAGTGCCTCAGCATCTGCAAATAAGCGTCAGCCGCTTCAGCCTCAGTTGTGGCCTCCGCTATGTCGCTGACATCCACTTTCAAGGTGGTTTCGGTCTCGATCTTTTCCTTGAACGCCTGAACGCCGACGTGCTTGCCTGCAAGCTCCAAGAATCCTCTCGCCGCATTCGCATTGAGCGGCACCATTCGGCCCTGCTCATCCATGTATTCAGCGCTGTTTGTAATGTAGGACTGAGCCGCCTGCTCAAGCACCCAAGCCGCATCGATTTTGGTCTTGGCTTGACGCTCAGCTTGGCCCTGATTGACTGCTTGCTGAATGTTAGGTTTTGTTAAGAGCTCAGAAGAAATGGATCTCGATGTTTTCTCGCTGTAACCAGCACGAATCGCGGCCTGAGACGCATTCAAATCGATGAGGTATTCATCAACGAATCGCTGTTGTTTTGCAGTTAGTTTGCTCATCAATATTGCCAGTAAGCGGGTGAAGGAAGCTCATCATCGAAATCCATGTGAATGAACTTTGCGTCGTCGTGTATTCCTATTCGAGTCACCCCATGATTGAGAGCGATGCGAAGGATCGTTAATAGCTTC